CATAAAAAGCATGACCTTTATCGTCACGATCCCATAGTAGCTGTATCCTAATCTTTGAGAACTTATCTTCTAGTTTTAAATTCTGCATTAAAATCTCCAATAAAAGTTTACATAAAGTTTTTGTCTGTGGCACTACCGGTACGCAGTACCACAGATATAAAGTTTTAAAGTAATAGATCTTTCAAGTTACCTTGCGATCCTAATACTTGTTTCATAGCTTGATGAGTAACCAAGGTCTTGTTTCTTAGTACTGCATCTTTAAGCATAAATGCCATGAACTCTTGCTCCGGTATCCTTTGGATATAAGTTAGGATACTTGCACAGTTTGTCATGTTCATCTTACTAGCTAGTGATCCACACAAAGCAAATAAAACACCACGATCTTCCGGTATTTGTGTAGTGCTAGGATCTTTAACAATGCTGTCAAAATCCGGTAGCTTTTCATACAGCTTTATGTGAGCCATTAAACTAGCTGATGCTGTCTCGCCTATCTGACCATTCAACATGCCTCTTAATGTGCTGTGATCTAATCCCATGTTTAGGAATACACCGGCACGTTGGCAAGATCTTGGTGTAGCATTACCGGTTGCTGACACATCAAAGTTATGCAGATGCTGATCATCAAACTTAATCCATGATGTAATTCTGTGATCAACATTATTGGATGCATAGTAACTTAATACATCGTCAGTATTGACCTCAAGATTAAGGAAATCAAATCTGTCAGCAAGTTGTGATGGCAACTTATTAGATCCGGCTCTTGCAGATAAAGGATTACCGGCTGAAACAATTACCCATCCATCCGGAATGATAAAATCTCCAACACGATGTTCATCCACAGCTTGACCAAATAGGTTGTGCAGAACTTGGTTTGCTTGAGCAACCTCGTCAGCAAATATAATTCCACATCCCTCAATAGGCACAAACATAGGTCGTAATCTTCTCATGCTTTCGCCATCTTTAGCCGGTACTAACCAACCGGCATACTCATTAGGATCTAGCTGTGCCAAGCTAAAGTTTAAAAAACCTAGCTTATCTTTATCGTAGCCAAATAATTCTTTAGCTAAAGATAATAAATCCGGATCAGTAACCAATGATCTGACAGATGTTGTCTTACCTTGACCAACACCACTTTCAGCATAAGGATGAACTAGGTTATCCTTACTGCCCCCATTGGCTCTTACTTTCCAATTATTCATAATACAGCTTTTGATTGCTGTTCTCATTTCATGTATTCGCATACGATACTCCTTATTTAGATTGATTGATAAATTTATTAATTATTGATACAGCAAGATCTCTGTATTCTGATCCATAATGCTGTACCACTTTTTCAATTACTTGATCATTAGTAAGATCTTGTAACTGATCTTGTATAAAGTTCTCCACAGCTTTTTCTTTCTGTGGAAAACGACACTCATAATTCCAAGGGAATATGAATTCTTTGTATTTCTGTGACAATGGCATCTCCTCTAGTTATTGTCGTTGTTGTTCAAATGAACAAGCAGAGACACGAAATTAATCGTGTCTCAATTTGTGCATTTGATTAAGAGAGTAAAGCATCAACAGTATCGTCTACAACTTTCTGCTCTTTCTCAGCATCATCAATTGCTTTCCTACCTTTGTCAGCAATCTCAAATCTGTTCTTTAGTCTGACCTCGAACTCTTCAAGTTCTTTTGCTGTCATAATCAAACCATCTCTTTGCTTACCGGTCTTAGTCTTCAGACCTACTAGCTTATCGATGATTGTATCCAATGGAGATTTAACATCCTCTCCTTTGTTGTGATTAATCAAACTAGCTTGGGATTTGATATCCAACTTAGCAAACAGATCCAAGATGTAGGTCTTGGTAAGATTGCTTGATGGTAGGTCATGCTTGTTTGTAAAAAGTACACAGTTTCTTTTGAACAAATCAGCTTGACCTTTTGTCATATCGCATCGTGTCTGAAACGTAGTTAATAATTCATTGGTCGCATCCTCTGAAATATTACCGGTATCAGATCTAGGTATTGAATTAATTGGTATCATTGCTGTCGCATACTGATCCAATCTAATAGCACTCATGTCAGCAGAGTTCTGCTTGTTAGATCCTTTTAAAAGGTTGTGCTGTTGCTCTTGTTTAGCTAATTGCTTAACGATATCGTCAGCAATGATTGATTTAGTTTTCTGCATTATGGTATCTCCTTTTGTTGCAGTTTGTTTAGGTTGGTTGTCGTTTTCTAGCATGTCCTTATCAATGATAGGATTAACTAGGTCTCTTCTTAAATATCTGTAGATTGCTTTGAAACAATCTACATGTGGACTGCTGTAGTTGTTTCTAAATCTCTTTATCCTAGCACCTTTGTAAAACTGTACATGGTGGGCAACCTCATGGCTGACACTTATAAGATATGTATGATCTAGATTGAGGCATACTCTACCACCTATTTGAGGATCACTATCGTAGCTTTTATATTCTCTGTGATAATGTTTTTCATCTAGGTGTTGCCAATAACTAAGATTAATCTTGATGCTGTATGCACATGCATTTGTTGCACCGGCACGTTTAGAATTAATAACCTTAGTTACACGTACTGCTCTATCAACATCAGCAGTTGTTATTCCTAACTCGTATTCTTTTTTCTTTAGGTGGTTCATGCATTTACGAACCATCTTTTTAATACTGTTAGTGTGAGCAGTAATTTCTTTTTTACTGTAGTTATATTTATCATGAGATAAATTTATATTTTTATTAGGCATTAAGTACTCCGGTTAATTGTTTATCCTAGGACAAAGAGCAGTAAATACTGCTCAATGTTTCGACCTCAGTAGGTCTCATCAGCTAGGCTATATGGCTGATAAAGTTATTGAATGTGGATGACCATCTTCGTAAGCCTCAGCTACACGATCAACAGATTTATTTTCCATCCTCAATGCCACAGATGGTTTGACATAGTAAATGTCCATTGTTCCATCTGCCCATTCGTAAGCCTCGTCTTCATTCTTTTCTAGAACAAGAGGCACAGCCTTTTGTGGCTTACCAACATTTCGATATTGAACACCATCGCAATCGCATCCCTCAGTAATAGGAACAACGTATCCATCCTCTGAGTTTTTATAGATGTAAGAAAATCTGTTAGCTTTTTCTTCCAACTCATCACGTATGCCATAATACAGCATGTCATCGATGGCTATTTTTCTCATCGTTCTTCTGAGTTCTTTTACATCCAAACCTTGTTGTACTGATTTAGTATAAAGTCTTACTAGCATTTTACATTTCTCTAAGTATTTTTCTTTATTCATGATTATCTCCATATTTGATTAACTGTTTCGACCTTTTGGTCTCATCAGATGCAACACACATTGCACTACAGTTGAGGGGCAATTTCTTGCCCCCCTTTTTTTTAACTTTCATTTGGAACATTCCATCCACCAAATTCTGATGGCTCAATGCCAACTTTCTCTTGGCTGTCTGTAAAATTGATTAACCAATCTACATCGTAGTTTGATCCATTGATCCAAAGATCATGTAACTCTTTACCAATCATAGATGTTATGATCTGAGATATTGGATTACAAATCTGAGAAACTAGATTGTGATCTAATCCATTTACTAAATTCATTGTCTCGTAGTTGCCAACAAATTTACCACCAAACTCTTTGTCTGTTTCACTATCTACATCAGCAATGTTTCCAAAGTTGTAAGCATCAGATAAAAGTCTTAGTAATTTTATTTCGTCTTGATTTAATTTCTTGTACATAATGATCTCCATTGTTGTTTGATTGATTTGAATTGTTACAACCTCTATTTGGAAACTCGTGAGAAACTACTAGCCCATATCGCTGTCCTCATCAGACTGAATTGTGGGGGCTGTATCACTCTTGCCTTTCTAGTACTTACAACTTACATTCTTTCAGTTGCTTTCCTTAATGCCTAGTTTCCCATGTAGGTCAGAAAGGGATGTTTGCTTTACAGTTCAAACGAGTTGCCAAACAGAGGCTGTACCCTTTATATATTATTTTTAGACCAATAATACAAGTGTAAAGTTTACATTATTTACTATTATTTACTATTATTTACCAAAATACTCTGTAATCCAAGGTGGGCAACAAAAACGCTGAAACTTACTTTTAGATAGCAATACAGCCTAAAGTGCTTACATGTGCTGTATGGCTCTTAAATCGACAGCAATGAATATTTCACGAAATGAGACTACAAACAAAGATAATAAAGTGTTATCATTGGTAAAGGTCGCAGGTCTAAGGAACATGATATTAAAACTTTACGTAAACTTTTGAGGAAAAAAATATGTCAGATAAAAAAGATAATGAACCTAAATTAAAATTGGTAAGTGATAACAATGCGAAAAAAGATAAGAGTAAAAAATCTAATGTTATTGGTGGGGATCTCAGCGAGAAAATGCGAGGCTTTTGCTATGACGT